ATCGTAAATCATAACACCAGGAGCAGTGACCTTAACAACCGTGTTGGGTTCCCAGAGGTTCCCTTTAGGATCTCTCCAAGTCGGAACTGTGATTGTATAAGTTGCTGCATTGGCAAACATCCGGCCTAATTTAGCAGCAACAGCCTCCTTGAGGTCTCCGCCCTGTACATCCGGAACATCAAATACATGAGGGCGCTGGACGTTATCAAGGTATGGATTCTTTACCGTGTATTGTTCACCAGGCAAAAATAAGATCTGGGGCTCAACACCTGTAACGCTGCTGTAATATTCTTGTTCATTGAAATCAGCCTCAATCTTAAACATGGGGGATTGCCCTTGTTCAAATACTGCAATCGGCTGGCCAGTGCCGTCAACGGACTTTCTGAATAAAAGCGCGCCTCGGGGAGTCGAGGAGATAACAAGCCCTCTTTGCTTTGCCAACTTTGCCAAAAAGGGCATCACCTTCTCTTTTGCATTCAATGCCACCCTTTCAAAGGCTGGTCCGGGTTCATCATCAAACTGGACACCAACTCCATATGGTTTGGCCAGTGAGGTTGCAATGTCCTGCAAATTCATCTCATCAAACTCAAGCGGGGCCTTGCTTCCCGGGGCTGTAGTGTCAGACAAAAGACCAGCATCAGAATATGCAGAGATAGCAACTGAATTGCCAGCATTGCTGAGAGATGGCCGGACCGGTACAATTCGACCGGTAAATAATGGCTGACCGTTCACATTCACCTCTATTGGATCAAAACGGAATGGACGGAATGCCTCTCTATAATCAGGATTATCTGATTCAAAAGGAGCAACCAGCCCAATCTGATCAACGCTGTCTATACTGCGTTGAATAGTAATCTTTTCCCAATACCTGAATCTACGGCCTCTAATTAAAACGGATGTCTCATTGTTTGAGTCAGTGATTGTGGCTTGCTGTAGGTTTACAGGCGCATTAGGATCAGAAGGGATTAACAACCCAGAGCCAGGTTGAATAGGCTCCTGTATGTTGGGGTTGGCCTGCTGGAGGAGAGCAGCGTTTTGCTCTGTTCCATAGGTCTTTCGTGAAATGGAGGAAAAGGTATCTCCTGGTAGGGCTGTATAAGTGCTATTAAACATAATAAAGAATCTCCCTACCTTCTGGGAGTTCCAAAATCTCAGAGCCGCTCAGGTTGTTGCTGTTTATAAAGAAATCCAGCTCAGAATCAACAACTCCATAAAGTTCTGCAATTAGATCAATAACCGTCCGGCTGCGGTCTAAAGTAATAATCCTTTCCTGTTTCAGTGTAAAGGAGATCTCTACCAAGAAACCAGCGGCCAGCCCAACGGCTTCCAATAACTGTTGATATGCCTCTCCGGTGTCAACCTCTCCAAGAGATGCATAGTTTGCATCTCTCCAGACAATAAGGTTGTCCATCTGAGAGAGGATTGCATCAGCTGCTCCAAGAGCTTCTGACTTGGTTTGAAATTGATTATTGACTGCAGACAAAACAGATCCGGAAATATAAGTGGATCCAAACAAATCATCAGAATGAAATTTGTTGGAGCTTTCTGAGTCAAGTCCCGGTGAGGCATCAGCTTGAGCTGTAATGATATTCAATAAGTTGCCGTATGCATCAAGCCTTGCTGTAATAGAAGTTTGGGCCCTGGATGGAGCCTGCATAAGTATATTACTCTGAAAGGCCAGAGTCAGCGGCTGAGAGATTAAAATATCAATACTGTTGTTTATTGAATCTTTCACAGCATTAAATTGAGACTCAACATCCTCCTGAGTCGCCGCGATATCTTTTAGGCCGGCATCAACTGAGTCCAGCAACAATTGATAGCTTCCCTGTAGGCTTGCTTTCTCAACAGTGCTGTCAAGGCTGGTCTGATTCTCAAAGGCGGCGGCTGCAGAGGCATTGTATTCATCAACTGCGGTTATCACCTGACTGGATGGATCAGCCTGAGAGGACGGATAAACGACTCCTGTAGTTTCCCAGAACAGAACAGAGATAACAGCTTGATTGCCTCCGGACTTTAACCGGTCTGATCTGCTAACTGGACCAAATGGGATAACATCCCTAATACCATAAATAGGATGCTCCAACCGGCCAGTCCCACGCTCTGCAAGAATATCAAGGAAAGCATTTGCCTCCAGGTCATAATCATCACCATGGAAAATACATTGCAAAGGGAGTTTTCGTCCGGATGCCCCTTGGTCCTGGATATATGTTCCATCAGCATCTGGAAACTCAAAAGCAGTTGTCTTTTTATCAAAGCTCTGAGCAACATCCTCATAAGTGAATGTTGTCCTGGTTCCACTCGGGGAGGTGTAGGCTGCTTCAATTAATCTGTCAATCCATGACATTTTTAAAATGCTCCTGTTGGCGAAGTGTTAAGCTTGAGGTTCTTGTCCTCTTTCGTTACCGTTGCCTCGGCGCCGCCTTCAGTCCGGATTATTATCTCACCCTGGCCAAGTTTAAAGTCTGGGGACATGATGGCCGCCTTTTCAGCAGCAGTGTATGAGTTTGTTATTGCTCTATTTTCTGCTTCTTTTTTAGCAAGCTTCTCACGCGCTGTCTGCATTGATGCAGGAGAGTCCCACCGGCTTGGGTCCCACCCGGCAGAGTTCCAGCCTCCTATGTCAGGAAGGTCAAGAGCAGCGTTTCCAAATCTTTCTCTTGGAGACTTATTTTTATTCTTTAATGCTATAAGATCAGCAGCAACCTTAAATGCCTTAACACCATTCATAATTGCTGTTGCAACCGACCCAAATGCTTTAGCCACTGCCAACAGGTCATCTTTGCTGTCAACTATGCTTTTGATAACATCACCAACATCAGCGGCAATCAGGTCCTCATTTGCTCTTATCCATTTAGTCATGTTCTCAATCATATCTTTCAAGGGGCCTTTATTGGCATTAAATATAGAGAGCTTCACACTTTCAATAGAAGAGAAAAGGGCCTTTAAGCTTCCGGAAACAGTATTTCTTGTGATGTTGGCCATCTTGGTTGACTCACCAGATACGTTTTTAAGCTCCTCGCGATAGCTCCGGAGATCCTTGACACCTTTTTCAAGGATAACCGATACACCGGCTATTGCACGCTTTCCAAAAATGGTTTCAATAACAGCAGCGCGCTGGCCGGTTCCAAGGTTGTTAAGCTGTCCCTCAAGATCCCCAAGGACATCAACAACATCACGCATATTACCATCAGCATCCATTGTGCTTATATTCCAGCGTTTCATTATGCGTTGAGCATCAGCAGCCGGCTTGGCAAGTCTGAGGAACATGTTTTTGATTGTTGTTCCAGCTTTAGTGGCTCTGATGTTTCCGTCTGCCATCTTTCCGGCCAGAGCTGCAAAGGTTTCAATCTCTGCACCCGCCAGCTTTGCAGATGGTCCACCATCCTTTAGGGCTTCCGATAAATCAAACATTGTATTCTTACTGGTGATAGCCGTCTTTGCCAGTACATCATTTACTCTGGCCAGGTTCTTTGATAGTTGGACGCTATCATCAGCCTTAAGATTAAATGATCCCAGAGCCCCGGTTGCTATGTCGGCGGCCTCTGCCATGTCAATCTGGGCAATTGTTGCCAAATCAAGGACACCTGTCAGAGCAGCAACTGATTGATCAGCACTAAAGCCAGCCATTACCAGAGTATTTAATCCCTCTGCAGCTTGGCCGGCTGTAAATTCTGTGGATTTCCCTAATCGCCTTGCTTCATCTGTAAGGAGCTTCTGAGTCCTGATAAACTTCTGGCTCTGTTGATCAAGGCCCCCAACCTTTACCGTTGCATTAACAATGCTTTGCTCAAAGGCCGCGCCAGTCCTAACTACATCAGCCGCTGCATAACCAACAACTGCAAATGCAGCAACACCAGCAACAGCAAACTTTTTAAACCCTTTGGAAAAATTGGCAAAACGTTTCCGGAGAGCTGAAACCTTTTTACCAGCAACTCTGGTAAACCGGCCAATCCTCTGCTGCATTCTGGAGACAGGACGACTGATCTTATCAATGCCCTTAAAGATTGCCTCAACCGAAAAACGTTTTGACATAATTTAATTCCTATTCTTTATCTCGAGTATTTGATACTTTTTGAGCTTTTCTCTTTGGCTCTCATAAAGAAACCTGATTTCATAATCCTTTAATGTCCTGATGTCCCCCAGGCCCTGAAAGTCAAGTATTACCTGGGTGAACATTTCCTTGTAAACAAATGGCGCAACGTGAGCCCCATCAGGAGCCCTCCAGTCCTCACCATTCCTTACAAGGGGAGTGAGGACTATCCCATTAAAAGCTTCATGACCGACACACAAAGACCAAGGTCAGGATCAACCATTTTGCTGAAAGTAGGGACTGCAGTGCCGGTCAAGCATGCCATCATGCTGAACAACTTATGCATTGTCTGAGATTCTTTGTGTTTGTCCATGGCCAGGATACTTGCTCCATCCCTAACCTTAAACGTAACTGAGTTGATATGGGAACTCTTTCGCATTGTGATGGTAATTTGTCCATCATCATCAATGGAAATGACGTTGCTGGCAATTGCCTTGACAACTTTCTTTTTTAGCCGCTTAAGCTCTGAAAGCTCCTCAGCATCAAGATCATCTTCGTCAAGGTCGATGTCTCGGAGTTCTGCCATCCGTTCAAATTCTGCCGTTGCAAAGTCCATCGAGTGATGAGCTTTTAGCACTTGTTTTGTTTCTTCAGTCATGATGTTCACCTGTTATTAGACTGTTGAAGGTTAACGGAAGACTCCAGAACAATGTCCGGAGCCTCCCAGGAGAGAAACTATTGACGCGTCAACCGGCCAGGACCAGACATGTCCAAAGGTTTTGTCTGGCTCTGAGTGCTGGTCTCTGCATCTCCAGTTATTTGGCCTGTTCCCTGGTATGTTTCACCAGAGGCCAAAGAAACTGAAATAGGATAGTTATCCGTACGGTCCATGAGATCCTGCAAAAAGGTATCGTCATCGTTTGAATCGTCAACCTCGACGGAAACACCGCCTATTTTCCAAGGTTGACGGGTTTTGACTTGACGGGTAGACCCATCGCCATTTGCTTCCTGCTCATTTGTAAAACCGCCCATAAAGCGGCTTGCATCAGCATCAGCGGCAACGGCAAAATTACGACCGTCGAGAGTTACTGATTCAATTGATCCTGCAACTGCTGGCATAATTAACCTCCTGTTATGCTACGACTGCATCAGTTCCAAAGAAGAAACCGAAATTCAGAGTAACATCGATGATGTTTGTGTTTCCAGAAAGCTGAACTGTGAGAGCCACATCCAACCTTTTGGGGTTTGTGCTGCTGATTTGAGCAGTAATGGATTTCTTTGCCGTGTCAGGATCGCTGATGATGGCATTCAGTGCCAAAGAGTCAATCATGCTGGCAATTGCAGCCTTGGCCATTTTAGGCTTTTTGGCTGTACGGTTAACCGTTGGCTGGTTGTCTGGAATAAGAGGAGCGCCGTCCCATTCGTCCTGACTGAAAATATTGTCAATGTTGAAAATGATATTCTGAAGCTTCACAATATCAACAACATAACGATAAGCCGGAGGATTTTCACCGTCTGGATGGTAATAGGTAACTGTGTCAGACAGATTGACAACACCATCCTTTACCTGAATAGTGGAACTTCCACCAACAACAGCGGCCTCTCTTTCGATATAGTCCCACTGCTGGAGGTCAGTTCCAGGAGCCAGTCCAGTTGCTTTCTGTGAGCCATAATCCTGAGGAGGATTGTCATTGGCAACCTTAGCAATCCGCGCAACTTCCCGGGAACAGATAACAAACGGAAGGTCAGCACTGCCTGGAGCAACCAGTTGGCTGATGTTACGATAAGTTTTCTTGGCCGTAGGAACAACAATGGCAGTTGCTTGATCAGTCTCAACCGTTGCAGCAAAGGCAATGGCTGGCTTTTTAACTGTAGCTCCCCAACGACCCTCAAGGAACGTGTCAAGCTGATCAATGATGGTTGTATCAGTTGCCTCAAAGCAATTGATAAACATGGTTTCCCAAATTTCACCAACCTGATCAAGAGCAGCGGTAATTTCAGCAGTTGTTGGATTAACAAGGCCTCCAGAAGGCTGAACCAAGCCAAAGGTAATTCCAAGGGAAGTTGAGCCTTCAACAACATAGCTCAATGCGTTTGCTGAGGTTCCTTCCCACTTTGATGTAAGGGCAACATCAGTTGTGTTGTCAACTGCAATCATTGGCATCTCAACAACTGCATTGATTGCAGCAGTCATCTTGGTGACAACAGTTGCAACTGTATCAGTAGTGTCAACAATAAAGAACTCAGAAGGAATGTCATTGATTACAACACGATACTGAGCGGATTTAGTAACCGTAGTAATAGCCGGAGTGATATCGCCAGTAGAAGCAACAGCAGTGCCAGCATCAGCCAAAGGATAAACCGTCAGAGGGATGATCCCAATGCCGTCACCATTAGCAGGGAGAAGCTGCAAGGCTGAAAGATGGAGAGGAGATCCAAATCCATAGTCCTGGCCAACATCAACTGCACTGGTAAAGGTCTTTTTAGTTAGAGAAAATACTGAATTTGTCGAGCCTTGACCAAGCAAGGCAACACGTTGGGGCAGAAAATTAATGCCGCCCTGAAGGTTCACAAATTCTGTGGTGATACCGACAACTCGGCCAACTGCATTTGCTTGGATTCCCATATTAGTCTCCTATAATGGGTAGTTATATTCTAGGTCTATGACTTTTTGTTCATAATCAAGAGTTACGCCAACAGCCTCAAGTGTCTCAGGGACATATTGAGGAGAGAACTCATTAAACTGAGCTCCAAAAGATATCCTTGCACCGGCAACGTTTTGTACTGGATTGCCGTCTTGCTCGGGTTGGAAAAAATTAATTGAGTTAGGCCATCTACGGCCAACCATCCCCTGTAATTGTAAATAGGTATTCTGTCCGGCCATGAGAATATTCCGCACTAAACGGACTGCAACATCTCTCTGGAAAGCAGCGGCCTTGTCTGCGGTTGTATGGCCTGTTGCTTCTGATTGAGCTTGTCCTAATCCATAACAATCAAGATTGATGACTGCAAGCTCTGTCTGCCTCTCAACAGTGTTGGACTTGGCGCCATCAAAATCAGAGTTATCAATCCAAACATTTACAATTGGCTTGATGTCAGTCAGTGGATCAGCATCGCTGAAATTGAGCCACTTTTCCCAAGGGTTTGACCGTTCAAGATAAACATCAAAATCATAGTCATCAGCAGAGGCGCCGGCCAGAGATTTCTGGTTGTCACGCTCCGCAACCAATATAGCTGCAATCTGATTTCTGACAATTTCCCAGTTGTCCTGCTTGTCAATAAGTTCTTGTAATACTTCTATTGCCATTATGCTTTATAGCTCCCCAATAAACAGGTAACGACTCCAAGAGCCCTGTCTGGATTGCTTTCTATTACCTTAAAAGTATGGGCATTTCCATTGATATCATCAAATTCAATTACCCATGGTTTCTTTGTTTCATCAGCAATGCCCTCAGGGATCCCCAATCCAGCTGATGCCAGACTGGAGATCCTAAGTGCAACTGAAGCAAGGCGGCCAGAAACCAACTGCCCTGTATCTGGGTCAACAACAGCGCCAATATCATCACTCAAACCCTTAAGAGTATCAACAGTTACTCCATTAGGATCAGTTACGATTATTGGCCAGCCAAACCCGCAAACATCATCTTCCATGATGGATGACAGGTCAGCCTCTGCTATTGTTCTTAAACCCATTATTTAGCCTTTACAATCAAGCCGTTTTTCTCATGAATGGCAAAGGCTTCCTTGCCGTTCGTGAAAAACTCGGGTTTAACTTCAGCACCAGGAGCAAGAACACCCTTAAGAGAGGTCACAGAACAACCGGCTTTAATGACATACTTGGATTCAGCAACTTCTGGAGTTTCCTTTGGAGTTTCCTCCTTTGGTCCATCAGCAACTGTGTCCTTGGCACTGTCACGTTTCTTGGCTTTTAGGTCAGATACAAGATCCGCCCAATCGGTTGAATTGAGATCATCCTTTTTAGGGATAGCCATCTCAAGCCCAAGCTCTTTTACAAGCTCAATTACCGTTTCTCTATTCTCTTTTTTAGTAGGCATTCTATTTCTCTCCTAGTTCCTAGATACCGGTGTCAAGACAACCGTAGGTATCAATTGCAGTTGGGATGGCCAACGGACGGGCCGAAACTTCACCGAACATCTGTTTGCCGTTCTGGCTCAGATAAACGTTGGTAAACATATCCATGCCGCCCTGGGCATTGGTGAAACGCTCAGGCATCTCTGGGAGCATGACAGGCATCAGACCAAGAGCGCGGCCAATATTTGGAACAGCACCAAAAGTAAGATCCATACGACCGCCAGAAGCGCGCATAATGACCTTATCATCAGCAATGTACTTGCTCTTTGTGGAACCATCAGCTTCCAAGTGACGACCGCCATAGGTCCAGATGTCCAGCTTGTAAGTGCCAAGCTCAACAGTACCGCGATACTGGCCACCGTCTCCACGCATCTGAACAGGAGCGATTGTTCCCAGATCAATCCGGCGAGTGTCTAAACGAGACTTAACATCATCGTTAGAAACAAACTGCTCAAATGAGCCTTCACCCATGATGATCTGATCAGGATTGGACAGGCCGTCATTCCGGACAACATTGGCCAGAGCATTCAGGTCACTGATAGGAGCTGCACCAGCGGCATTCCAAGCTGTACCAGCTGTTGGGAAATGAGTAGCCTTTGGCTTGTAGTCGATGGTATAAAGAGTAGTACCAGCGGCGTTTTTCAAGTCAATTGTGCCAGTCTGCAACACTTGAGCTGACTGGAGCTCAATAGTGCGGCGGATCTTGCGCTCAATGTCCTGCATGCCGTTCATCAGCATTGCAATGATGTCTGCACGCCAGTTTGGATCCTCAAAAGGATTCTTGCCAGGCATACGCTTTAGGAGCTCAATGGAGTCCAAAGCAATTGCTTCATCAAAGACAGGGGGCTTGAAGTTTTTGTTGGTGTACAGGTTCTTGCTGTTATAGCGAGGACCAGTTGCAACATTGGTGATTACAACGGCAATCTCTTCATCCGTACGGACGATATCAATCTCAACCTCTTCAGACTGATGAAAGTTGCGTTGAGGAGAGCCAAACAGACCAGAAAGAAACATGGTTGGCGCTGCTTCCTGGTTGTATGCATCAAGTAAACGAATAGTGTTTGTTCCAGACATGATTTTAATCCTCCGGGGTTATTGGTTGTCAAGACCGTTGAGCTCTTGAACATCAAGGGCAACGATACTGAAGTCTCTGAGTTGATCAACAATAGCATCAGTGATACCAACACCAGCTGCACTGCCATTGATAACAAGGCGTTCCTTGATCACTTCACCAGAGACCAACGGACGGACGGCGATATCGCCAGCGCCGGAGGCAACGGTTTCACCAACCAGAACCTGACTTGGAATTTGAGCTCCACCAGCACCGGCGGCATCATAAACAACCAAGTCACCATCGGCAACAACTGTAAGAGGAGCGGCATCACCAACAACAAAGTCAGCAGCGCCATCAGTTACAGTAAATTCCATACCGGCAACATTGAAGACAGTGGTTGCACCAGCGCCAACGGTCAATGTTAGACCAGTTGCAACAACAGCGCCATTGGGATCCAGGAGATTGAAAACTCCGCCATTGGCAACAGCTTCAACACATAGCAGGCTGTAAGCACCTACCAAAGGAACAATAGGACCAGGTTGTACAGTTGCCAGAGTGACTGTTCCGTCTCCAGTGCCAACAAAAGCACCTGCGGTAATAGCATCAGCTACTGCCTTACGAGCCAAGATAGTTCCATCAAGGAACGTTGCAGCGCCAGCGGCGGCAAGAGTCCCATCACGGAACTCAGCATTTTTGAGAACAACATCACCAATATCATTGTTTGTGATTGTGAGATTTGCCATGATTATTTACCTCCAAATTTTGCGAGAGCGGCATCAACAACAGAAACTGCTTCAGCTTCTGAATCATCGGTTTGCTCTGCGGTGTCATCAACAGCAGCAGAGACGTTTTTATCGTCAGCTTGACGGCTGTCTTGGTCTGCAACGTTTGTTTTTGCAGTCAGGAAATCGGCCATGACTTCATCATCATGAATCGACTTGCCAGATGCAATTGCTGTTTGTGCAATATCCATTGCATTGTGAGCCTTTCCCATTTTGAGAAGTGCGTTAACCCGGGACCGCTCTTTAGCAGCTCCGGTTTCCATGCCTTCATCCAGCACAGCCTGATAGGTGTCTGCATGTTGTCTTTTCAGTTCAACTTTGTCCATCTTGGACTCCTCTTGGTTTTGCATGTCACCATTGTTGGCTGATGCTGTTTGTGAATTAGAATTATTACTTGAGTTAGAAATCGAATCAATCATGTTTTTTGCCAGTGCTTCATTGGCCAAAACAATATCACCTTTGCCGTAATTCTCACGGACGTTTTCAATAGTTGTCCCCCTGCCCTCTGCAATGGTCCTGACAAAGACCTCCTCTATTTTATCAATAGTCTTCTGGATAGCAGCGACACCCTCCTCAGTGGAGGCATCAGGCCGTTTTAATGGAGCGTCTGAGCTGGTAATGGTAACCTTGCTTTTATCAATCTTTCTGGTTGTTACCGTTCCAACTGAACCAACAAAGCTCATTTCATTTACTGCAATCAACTCATCAACCTGGGAGGCAAGTCCAAAAGCAGCAGAGGCCGCCATGTTCCCGACTATTCCCAGTGTTGGCTTTTTAGCGTTTCTGATTGCAAGGGCTGTATCAATCATTTCAGCGCCAGCCTCTCCTCCAGGAGAATCAAACTCAAATACAATCTTGGAGATGCTTGGATCTGCGTCAGCGGCTTCTATCTGCTGCTTGATTCCAGAATAGGTAGAATTTCCACCGCCAAAGATCATAGCAAAAATACTTGGCTTGGATGTAAGTGTCCCGTTAACCTTAATAGTTGCATCTGATCCGGTTCTTATAACCTGCTGTTCTTCACCAAATGCAGCAAGAAATTTATCCTGTTGATCTGATGAGGGCATAAAGCCATTATTTGAAGCATTTTCTATTTGATCTAACACCGACTTTTCAAGTAACCACAAAATCATATTAGGTTTTCCCTCTTTGTTTGTTAATAAAATTAGGTATTTTTTAGCATTTTGCAAATATAATTAGGCAAATTATATTAATTTGGTACTGCATCAGCTGCCAAAGTATCAATTGTTTGCTCCACAATATCATCAATCTTGGCCTCAAGAGCACCCTCAACAAGGGCTGCAACATCCGCTGCATTGCCAGTATCCTTAAACTCCTCTTTCAGAGCTAACAGAGGGCGCAAACTATCCGCAAGTTGCTGATTTGCCTTGGTATTCTTTTTAGCAACTGTTGCAAGCTTCATGCCGGAAACCTCACGGCATGCCCTTTCTCTGGAGATAAAGTTCTCATCAACCTGTATTTTATAGCCCTTGCCGGTCTTAACTATATCTGTTGCGGGTTTGATTGCTCCAGACCAGTCTGCAAGCTTCCAGGCCCCGTATACTTCATACTGGAGGGGATCTCTCCAAGCTTCCAAGAAACCAGGAGTGTCAATTTTCCGGTTTAATGTCTCAGAGAGCAGCCATTCAAAATAAATATGACTGCAGAACTCATTGCCAAAATCAAGGCGCTCCTTATTCAGGAACATTTTATACTCATTGTTTGCAGCCTGAGATGCCGCGTAATTACTCGAAAAAGCCAGCTTTAAGATCTCCGGAGGGGTTTCCATAGCCCAAGCAATAGCCTGGATGATGGCCTCCTCAAACTTTGGAAAGTCCAAATCTATTCCAGAGGTATCAAATCCCTTGATCTCTTCACCTTGGCCCAATTCATCGATAACCAAACCAGGTATAAAGTCAGCCGTGTTGAATGTACGGGTTCCGCCAGTTGAGTCAGTGACAGTTGCTGAATCTTTCCGGACTGCTCCACCTCCAAGCGGTTTAGTTCCTGGCCGGTCCTCTTTCTTGGAGACAAACATTGCAAGCATGGAGTTGATGACTGCTTTCCGTTGAACAGCATCACGGTACCGATCAATCTCTTTCAGTGACTGGAGAACAATGGACAGGAGAGGCTCTCCCCTAACATCATCCATTCTCTTGTCTGTTCCATAAAGTAAAAATGAGTTTAGCCGGCCAGAGTTCCCATATTTTGGGAGACGGTTAAATTTTAGCCGGTCATTACGGACCCAGTATGCAACATGCTTGCCATCTGAATCAAGCTCAACGCCATGGATGACCTTATTTCCTGCTTTAATATCTCCCTTTCCTGGAGACATAACCCTTGAGCCGCTTATCAGCTGCACCTGGGGCATTTTGGTCCTCTTATCTTGACGCATGACAACCAGAACATCACCAGTGACAAAAGCCTCCATTTTAGCAACTCTCTGAAGCTTGGAGAACTTACATTGACTCTTAAAATCACATACCCGCTCATTATCTCCCCAGAGGAAAAATCTATTTTCTACATCATCAGACCAATCATCAAGGGAATCCTCTGGAACGCCAATAACAGCCTCATTTGGTTGAGCCTCAGGCCAGAGGCCAGTATTGATGATGTTTGTGATGCCTCTCCGGACGATTCCCCTTGCATACAGGTTCTCTGTGAACAACTGGGCTGATTTAGCTCTGAGCCCCCAGTAATCAGTGATAAAATGAGTTGTTGGACCAAACCCGCCAAAGAACTTATTGCCGTCATTATATGCAACTGTACTGGTTGGCTGAACTAATCCAGCTGATGCCAATGTCCGGAGATCATGAAGGTCAAGAGAACCGGCAATGGTTGGAACTGCTTTGGCTCTGGCCTTTCTGGCCCTTGTTTTCTTATACCTCTTAGCAACACTCCGCGCAAGTTTTGAGCGTGTCTCGTTCATCCTGATTGCCTCGCATTAAATGAGTTTGAGCCAGTGCATCTGGCCTCTAGTTCTGCATACCTGTTCATGTAGGAGAGGAGGATATTTTCCAGCTTTTCCAAGTCCTGTTTTGTAACTCTGGTGATTGTCTGGCCGGTATCAATCATATAGGACTCAATGCCAGGAGTTGAAATTTGGGTGATTGCTGTCTCATACACAACAATTTGTGACTGAATATATGTCAACCGGTCTTGCCAGAATTGCGCGCAACTCATTTGTATAATCTCCTAATCTACCACATGCCCTTCAGCAATCATTCTGAAACTGGCATCTGTTGTTTTAAGGTCGCTCAAATCGTCTTGAATTATTAATTGCAGGGCCTCATCTGCGCCAAGCCTAATGACTACGCCGCGCTTTTCCTGTCCACCGTATGAATCCCTGAACAATGCTCCGTCAACCCCTTGTGAGGGGTTGCTTGCTGAATAAGGCGTATAGTCAAAACAAAGGTTTGCAAGCTCTCCGTTTGTTTTCACATTCCAGACATTTTGATATATTCCGTTTTTACGCCTTAGAACAATACCTTTGGCGAGCTTAGGCAGGTCACCAAATTTGGATAGATCAACAGCGCTATCTGTTGTCATTGCTACCATAATACGGGTTAAATCAATCTCAAGCGCTCCTGATCCCGGCCCCTGAATCTCGAACACTTCCCGTGTAGTTGATCCGTCAACACCCATATCCCTGGTTAAAGGTATTACTTGGTCGCCTATTTCAAAGGCAAAATCAAGCGGCGTATCTAAAGATATAACATTGCCAACGGGCGCGCCAAGTTGCTCGCCGAAGTAAAACCGACCTGCGCCCGGGCAGAATATGCCAACGTATGTTCCGTCAACAAAATTAGTCGTCGATGTTATTGTAATACTTGTATCATCAATTGCTGAATCTGCGGATACTGTTGTAGGAGCGCCGATCGCCTGTGTAAAGAACAGGTTAAGCGGCGCGGTAATCTGGTCCTGAATATTTACATCTAAACCACCATTAGGGTTAATTGGAAGAAACTGCTTGATATCAACACTGGCAACTTTGTCAGCAAAGGCGTAAATCTTGTAGGATGTGTTTTCAATCCATGTAATGCGCGCCTTCTTGATTCCAACTTGGTTCCAAGTACCACCACCGCCTACTGCTACATGGATAGGCGTTCCATAGGTTGTTCCATCAAAGCTCAATTCAAGCTGAAATGCCCCATTACCAGTATTAATAATGGTTAGGCTGTTGGCGGTCTGAGGTGTACCTGATGTTGCCTCTGCTGTTAAATCAGTTGCAAAGTCTAATACAACCGGACTGTCACCTGTTACAAATGAATCGTCTGAATAATATTTGTATAAATTAGCCACTATGGCACCTCGTTAGATTCGACCAAGAATACCGATGAATTCATGGCATTGCTTGCTGCTTTTGATGTTATACGTACTAGATAGGCGGTTGAGTTCCGCAACCCGTAAGGGTATGAACGACCAATGGCGCCGCCCATAGTGTTGTTCCCACTTCCGGGGAATCCGACACGGACTGACTGTAGTAAATCACCTACATCTGAAACTGTTGGACCAAACAAAACCTCATTGACTGATGCATTTAGAGACCGATCATTATTATTAATCAACGGAAATCCTGTTCCGCCTGTGAATACGGGGTCCCTGTACATGTCAAGCTGTACTTCTCCGGCGCTTTCTAATATAAAAGTCATCCCCGTAAAAACACCAGCGGTTTGGATTATTACATCCACAACCTCATCATTATCCAAGTCAAGTGGCTGTGATGCTAAAAACGTATTTCCACGGATGATTCCTAGTGATAATGAGTCAAGGCTATCTGTTTTTAGTCTGCCTTCTGGGACAACACTTGCACCATCGCCGGTTATTGGGTCATGAATTGATGTTGAAAGGGGGTTGTCGTTTTTAATAGGATTACCACTGTCATCTGCCAGGCTGGTTGCTCCGCCTGCTGCTATTCCGCCAGGATTAGTCATTATTTAACCTCTTCAGCAGTTGTATTCCAGTCTGAAATCTCACTTATATTTTCGGTGTCTTCGGTGGCTTCGCAATATTTGGCAATGAAGGCCGGATTTAATGTGCCGTTAAAGCTGCGTTTATCTTCGATAACATCAATCTTGTTACCAGTTTCTCTATCCGCTATAAATGTCATCATATGATTCTGGCTCCTTGCGTTGTACCCTCATTATCATTTGAAGTAGATCCAGTAGCCTGTGGTCCCATTTTAGATATTTTAGAGCCTTGATTTGCAGTCAATCCGTATACAGGTGGTGTGTCAGTATCATCACAATTGCGGGACAAAACCATCGTCTCTTGTGCAAGCTGGCCATTTAAGGAATTTGAAACCTCAAGAGCATAGCTAGACCCACCAACTCCTGCATACTTAATGCCACTACCGTCAGCGGTAGAATTGCCTAAAGTAAAGCACCCATTTACCGCCATGTATCCAGATCCAGAAGCCTGTTCAATGCCATTTTCTCCGCTGGCAGAATCAAAAACTATCTTCAAATTACGAACAACGGTATTGTATGAATCTATAAGTATACCACCAGCCGCGAACGATAATACAGCAGCCTGATTTGTATGGTTGACAAATTCATCTTCTGAATCATTGCCTTGTACATAGGTTTTATAAGCGAACCCACGAAAGTCCAAAGACGCCGTTTCCGCGTGAGTACCATCTTCAAACTGAAAGATTGCAATTACTCCAGGAAACCCAGACCGAGGAACTGCGTCTATCTTTGCTTGTTTCTGAATCGTTGTGTCTGTGAGCAATAAGTCATAGGTAGTATTTACCGCTAACCAGCCACTTTCAATGGCTCCGCGTGGATGCTGGTCAGCCAAATCTCTATTGGTTAATAAATCATGATCAGTGGTCCCACCTCCACCTCCACCTCCACCAACACCTGGGAGAGCTATTCCTGGTACAGTCATAGCAACCTCCTAATAATTAATTCTGGTTGTAATATCTGTACTGCCATTGCCGCCAATGGTTCTGGCTCGTATCCGGTAACCTTCAGCAAGGAAACTTAATGGAATATCAGAACGATTGACACCGACTTGGACAGTGTTTCCACTGGAGTCTTTCATTGGAGCAAAATTTACGGGATCGGTTTCCGGGTCTGTGGCTGGATCATCAGAGAGGTCATACTCAACAACAACACCAGATGCAAAATCATCAGCATCATAGCAGGTTAAAAGGAGCTTATCAACGGTAATTTTGTGCCAGCCCCCTGTTGCATCTGCCCCTAATCCGGATCCACTCAATACTGTTTGTCGTCTGTTAGCCATTACAAGCCTCCTAATAAATTTGTGGTTTGTTAACATTATATGCTTTTCCGCGGCTTTTGCAAATTAAATTAGGCTAAACTATTAATTTAGTTAATTATATTAGGCTGTAGAGGCAAAAAGAAAAAAGCCACCTAATTTTATTAAGCGGCTTAATAGTGGTATAATCAATAGAAATGTTTTGTTTGTCTTTAGCAAACGGATATCATAAGAACCTCCAGAGAGTCAGCGTTGACAATTTAGGTCATTCAAAGTAGTTAATAACATAGGTCATTGCGCCGGTATTTCAAGTCTTGCAGCCATATACTCCCAGAACTCAGGCCAGACAACATCCTCTTTCTCATGCTGAACAACACACACATTGTAAGCTATGATATCAACCGCGCAGTGGCCATAGACAAGCAAATCCCAAAGCTCATTCTTGGCGCCGGACGGTCTATGCCAAGAGAATGACTCATTACCCTTGTTGTCCAGGCTCTTGACCTTTTTCTCAACTGTAAGCTCTTTAAGCTCTTTCTGAGTGATGTTTGATGGCGCATTAAAGTGAAAACGCCTTTGCTCTCCAGACTCTGGTTGCCAAGATCTCCGGAGAACAGGAGCCAACCGGTCCTTGTAATGATCAGCTGTGATATTATAACCAACGGTTCCAATCTTAGTCTTGAACTCTGAGAACTCAACAATCTTTGCAGCCTTTGTTGGCCGGTCTCTTCCGAGGATAGGAACAACACCAGAATCATAGTCAGAGCAGAACTGCAAAACAGTATCGTGGGCATATCCGGCATCAATCAAGGTGAGGTAAACATTATACTTGACACCATCATCAGCAACAAACTCAGTATCCTCTATAATTTCCCTAAGGTCTCCCCAGACAGGAGAATCAGGCTCAGTGCATGGAGTGTCTCCATTATCAAGATCAACCTCAAGCCTCTGGTAATCGATAACAAAGCAGCGGCCTCCAACAGTCCAGCCCATGACAGCAACAGCCAAGTTGTCTTTGTGAACATCAACCTGACATGTTAAAAACAATATTCTGCTAGTTGCAAACTCAATTGCAAACTTGTTGGGGATCTCTCCCTTTTTATAGCAGATCTGGCGATGATATGAAACCACCTCAAGCCGGACACGTTCTCCGGACACTTCAAACGGCCAGGCAATGACATTGTTAAAGAAAACCTGAAACTCTGAGATAGACTTGGGCTTTCTGGCATCCATATCCCATGCCTCTAGGAAATCAGCAACCCTCTCACTCCATTTCTTGAAAGGACTGTAAAAAGCGGGAAGGTAATAAGACCTTATCCCAGGCCGGACCGGCACTGATGTTGGCTTCCAGCATGCCCCATTGGCCTCTGATAGCATAATCTCTTTGTGGTAATCAAAATGCTCATGTCCACAATTCCGGCAAAGGTAACGGACCGACTCAGGAATAAGCAAGCCCTTTTCTGAATCCCAGACAAAGCCAAACTTCTTGCCGGTTTCTTTATTCTTGCCATACCATCTTGGCCCCTTCTCATGATCAAACTCAACTAGGGTCTGCTGAAAGCCACACTTGATACAGTTAAACATATAACAACGCTCATCACCGCGCCTAAACTGTTTGTAAATCTTGGAGGTCTGTTTGATGGTTGGAGTTGATCCCCTGAATATTTTCCTTACTTCCCAATACTGCTCACACCTGGCATCAGTCAGCTTGTCCGGATCACCATCCTTACCAACACTGTCAGCCCATGCATCAATCTCATCCTTGAGAAAGACCATTATTGAATAGTTACGCATTTTGGCGGCGTTCTTTGCGCCAAAGGGTCTGATTGTAGTTCCTCCAACAAACTGGAGGAGAGAGTCTTTCTCTGCTGATTTATTATTACCTCCAGCAATATTGGCATATAAATGCCCTAATCCGGAGTCTCTGATCATTGGGATATAGTTATCAGCAACCCGGGACTCTGCCAATTCTTTATCAGCTGACATATACATCACCGGAGTTCCAGGAACTTGGAGAACAAAATATAAAGCACCTCCCTCAAGTAAAGTAGAATACCCAACCTGGACACCCTTAAGCATGTTAATCTCTCTCACATTGCTGTTAACGTCAAAGCAATTGAGGATCTCTTTCAGGAATGGAGTCACGTTGTAATCAATATGGCCTTTGTATCTCCCAATGGTTAAATATCTGTTTGCTTCATTCACCTGAACCGGTGTCAATATATCAAGATGATCTGTTAAGTCATCAACCTTGTCCAGTACCCAATCAGCGCCAACGTTTTCAAAGACCATCGTTGAGCCCCTCCAACTTTCGTTTTATCTCATCTTTCATTGGACGTATAAACTTAGAGATTGCATCCTGGAAGAAATTGGCCACCTCTTCCACATCACAGCCGGCCTTAAACTTTGGCTCTGCTCTGGATGCCATGTTCCTGGTACCATCGTTCAACAGTTTGACATGAGTTGAGTTGATGATGTCCAGAACCAATCCAAACAACGCCCGGTCAACCAGCTCCCCTGATCGCTTTTTGTTTTCAATCTGGATCTTGTAAATCTCTTCAAGCTTCTTTGTCCCGTCTGCAAATCCTTTGAACTGCATCTGGGATCCAAACATATTGAGAACCTCATTAAATGGGAGAAACTGAATCTTTCTGATGTCATCCCTCAGGTCATCCGGTAAACTCTGGACAAATGCCTCCAGATTAGAAAGAGGAGCCCCCTGCTTTTTCTCGGGCTTTGGTTTTGGTGGAACCTTCTTAACGGCTGGTTTCTTCCCGGGAACTTTCTTGGCTGGTTTCTTTTTTACTGGGGCCTTGGATTTCTTAGGCGGTCTCCCCCTTTTGGCCGGCGCTTTCTTTGCAACTTTCTTGGCCGCCGGCTTTTTTACAACTGGGGCTTTCTTTGGAGCCTTTGCCGGTCCAACACCCTTCTCTTTCAAGTATGCCACAACGCAAGGATGAGAGGCATTAACAAACTTTCCCTGGACCGCTGCCTCCAGCCGCTTTCCGGAGGAGGTTGCCTTGGTGATTGCCATCCTCGAAACTCCGGCCAGCTCTGCCAACTTAGCTTTGCTTATTAAATATTGCATCATTTATTGTTGTCCTGGTTATCATTCCATGGCCACGCTGTACAATAAACTGCTTGGCCTGTTCCAAGCTTGCTGTTGCCTGGGTGACTCTCTTACCATTAATCATTACATCACACACATATACTGTTGCGGGTTTACCTTCACTCATTCTATACCTCCAAGACCTTTGTAGTTATCCATTTATCCCTCTTTGCAATATCCTGCTCAAGGCGGCCAATAGCCATTCTAAGAGACTCTATCACTTCGGCTTGAGCATTCATATTGCCCTCCTGCAAACTAACCTTGTCCTTGAGGGTGTCAACCTTGACTTCATTGGCCTTCATCAACCGGAGGTGGTCAGCCTTTCTCATTGTGTGTTGGTTCATACTTTCTCTCTCTCCATGGTGTTTAGGTTAATAGCCGCAAAATTATCCCCTGACTCTCTGAGGGATGCTTTTAATTTATAAGCCTTCTTTAGTCTCTCTGATGCTATGGCCAACGGTCCGGCCAATTTGAGATACTGCTTTTGGTTGATACAGTTACGAGCTCTTGAGACAATGTAATCATAATTAGATTTAGCTATGGCCATAATCATATTTGGCCCAAGTATAACCTCCCTGTGAGCAACTGGGATTGGCTCGTTTCTGATTACATCAGCAAGCCTGGATATATCTCCAAGTATGTCATCACTGCTTTTGGTTTCCCAACTACTCATATTCTCTCTCCTGTTAAGTTAAAAGATCCGGCTGGTTGCCTAAAACGCGAATTTCTAAGGTCACGCTGCTTGGAGAATTTGCAGTCAAATGTCTCTAATACTTGCGTGAACTAACGGCATCGGAGCCTCTCCGAAACCAGCCAGATCTAAATTCAAAATAATTCCTGTTGAGCTGTCTCTCTTTCTATACGCTCCATCATGGCGGTGTAATAGTCTTTATCCAATTCTGAGCCGGTTAGATCAAAGCCCATGTAATAACAGGCTATGGCTATTGAACCGCTTCCAAGGTGTGTGTCAAGTATCTTTGCATGATAAGTGCCGGTACCATTGCAATCAGTGCAAAAAACAGGGTTAAAGTCATCGTCTGGCATTTCTCCGCCGCCCCTACACCTTTTGCATTTTGATTTACCGTAGTTTTCAAGTAGCCATTTATAAAGAGCAACAGGCTTTTGTGTTGGGTGAATACGATGTTCTTTGTTTTTCATGTCACCCTGGAGCATTCCTTGCCATTGAAAACGAAACTGTCTAACTGCTGTCTTGAACGATGTCCATGCAAGTTCACAATCTGCGAAGTCATTATTTCCATTAATCTTATCCCACACTATCCAGCATGAGCTTGATAGTGAAACGCCTATATTATCAATAAAATGGTTTGCTCCCCATATTATCTGACTTTTAGATACCCTTCGCAATTCATAAAAATAGTTTTCATCTGGAGCTTTTAAGTCATATCCTGCAAATGATTTATAATCCTTTGAAGTCGCTAATACTGATCTAGCCTTGTTGGTCGAACCGCTCTCGCCTATTCCATAAGGAGGATCAACAATAGCCAAATCAAAATGGTTGTCTGGATATTCTTTCATCAGCTCCAGGCAGTCCATGTTGCACAAATCTAACTGGCCGTACTCTTTCACTGTATTTCTCTCCTTGGTTTACAAATAACTATGCATTAATAAAATAAATAATTCAAGTGGCTGGTTTACAAAAAAATAAAATTAGCCTCAAATCGCGAGGAATGGAGGGCTGAATCAAAAT